GGGTCCGGGGCCTCGGCGCGGTTCAGCGCCAGTGCCTTATCGCTTTTCAGCGCGTTGATCGCCAGCACGGCATCCGCCGCAGTGGCCGTGGCCGTCAGGCCCAGGGCGTCAAGGACCGCCTTGTCCATGTCTGTCTCCGTGGTTGCGCGGTTCAGGGCCGCCATTTCGAGGTTCGGGGAATTGGTGAGCCCGGCGCTGACGATCCGCAGGATTTCCCCTGTCTTCTTGTCGACCGCCATCACCGGGCTCAGATAGCGGTAGGCGCGCGAGGTGACGGTCGCCTCGCCTTCCGCCGTCCATTCGACACGGCCCCACAGGGCACCATCGCGGACATTCAGTTCCTTGATCCAACCCACTGCCGGGGCGGGCAGGCCCTGCGGCGCGGCGATTTGGGAGGAATGTTCAAGATCGATCTGCGGCTCTTTCGCAGGGTCGAAGGCGGCGGCAACCGCCGCCGGGTCCGACAGCGTCCAGGCGCGCCCGTCGCGCCCGACAATCGCCGGACCGGGCGGCGTCAGCTGCACCCAGTCGGGCACGGCACCGCTTTCGAAGTTGAGCGCAAGCCCGCGCAGCGAGGGAAGGGGATTTGTCACCATGGGCGGACATTGCCCGCATCGGCGCAGCCCGTAACCCTTGAATGTTTTCGGGGGCAGATGCCCGCATCGGGCGGGTTCCGGGCATATCGCGCCAGCGGGCCGCTGAAGGCCCTTCCCGCCTTCAGGCTACGCCGGGCCATGCCGGACCGACAAGGCCCTTTAAATGGTATTTAACGGCGCGGTTGCGGGCCATTCCATCTGCCCCGGTCGCCCGGATGCACCTTCGGCGTTGAACTTTGCCCGGCAAGGGCGTAAACAACGGCAGCGCCCGAGCCATTTGGACAGCCGGTCATGTGCCGCGATGGGGTTCCGACCATCCGGGCGTCATTCCCTGAAAACCTCAATACCGGGGCGCGTCGTGATCGTTTTGCGCTTGGCGGGCTTTAGCGGATAAATCGTCCTGACCCAGATTTCAGCCGTTTCGACCATCACCTTCAGAACGAAGAGCCACGGCTCGCTGCCCGCCGACATGATAAGGATATCCGTCCTGCCCGCGCGCCGCTCGATCAGCACGGACCCTTTCTGCAGCGCCTCTGACAGGATCAGCAGCGTGCCGGTCGTCACGCGGCGGTTCTTTGCTTCGAACTTGTCGCCCTCGGTTGACGTGATCCGAACCACGCGCGCCTTGACCCCGATGGCTTCGGGTAGACCATCCGGCAGAACCGCGATCGGCACTGCAGAAGGTGATGCACCTTCCAGCACGCGCTCGGCGGCCCAGCTTGTGGCAATGTCCTTCACCGCTGCCCGCACCACCGCCTCGGGCGCTGCCTCCAGCCGGTCGCGCAGCAGCCCCTCTGCCGCCTGGCGGCGCAGCTTGCCCGGGTTGCGCTGCCAGCCCGGATCGATGCCCACCGGCACCAGCTGCACGTCGCCGGTGCGCTTGTTCACCACCTTGCGGTCGGGGATGTCGGGCGTGGCGCTGATGCCGCGCCGCTCGGCCTCGCGCCGCGTCACGGGGCGGACCTTGCATTTGCAGCCCCAGCCGTTCGGCGGCATCCACTCGTCCCAGAACGGGCTGTCCACCGGCAGGATCAGCCCCTCCTTGTCGGCATGGTGCGGGCGGTGCCGCTCGCTGGCACCAAGGGTGTATTCCAGAAAGGGAAAGGCCCCCTTCGTGCGCTCGATCCGCTCCCACTGGCCGGCGGCGCGGGCCGTGCGCAGGTTGGCGTCATAGATCGTCTTCAGACGGCGCGGGCTGCCAAGCTGCACCTCCACCATCTCGCCCGTCAGGGGGTCTTCCATCACCCTGCGGCCCCACCATTCCGCAAGGCGGGGGTTGGCGCGCCAGTTTTTCTGGAAGGTGGCAAGGGGCAGGCCCTCATCCAATGCCTTCTGCACCTCGGCCCGCATCGCCTCCAGCAGGTCAAGTTCGGCGACCTTGGCCACGGCAAAGGCAACGGCATGTTCCTCGGGCTCCACGTCCAGCCAGGAAAAGGACGGGCGCAATCCCTTGTTGCGCAGGAACCGCGACGCCTCGGGCGGCGGGCCGGGGTCAAAGCTGTAGCCGGGCCGGTCGGGATAGTCAGTCATCCTGCGCATCGCCCACGGCGCGGGCCCGGAACATGCCCTTCACCAGCGTCCCGATCAGCACCGCAGACGGCATCTGCCGCAGGGTCTCGGGCAGACGGTCCAGCACGTCTTCATAGCTGTCGGCCCCCTCGATGGCCCCGGCGATGGCCGATTCCATGGCACTGCCGACCTCTTCCCAGTCCGACAGCATCTCGGCCCCGACCTCGTCCAGCAGGTCTTCGCCCTGCTGGCGGTTCAGCACGAGGCCCTGGCCTGCCTGCCGGTTCTGCGCCGGGGCTGCTGCCGCTGCCGGGGCGGGGACGGTGCCGCCTGCAATCTCATCGCCCTCTTCCGGGTCACTGAACCCCAGCGCGGTGCGCAGCTCGGTCGCCTTGAAGCGCACGCCACGCTCCATCAGCCTGGCCGCCCCTTCGATCTTGGTCTTGATATCCTCCGGTTCGGCCACCGGCAGGATCAGCCGCGGATAGGCCTGCTGCACCCCGAAGTTCAGGTCCACAAAGGCCCGCACCAGATCGCGGTTGATCGCCCCGGCCACGGCGCGGGCATCGGCCGCCGCAATGTCGTGGCGCACCTCGTTATGCACCGTGGCCTGCGCCTGGCTTGACCCCGAATCGGCCGTCATCGTCTGGCCCAGCACCGCCTTGCTGATCTGCTCGTCGATGTAGCGCGCAAAGGTCTCGAAAATCCTTTCCGGCCCCGCCAGGGACAGACCCTTTTCGAAGGTGATTTCCATCGACCTCGGCAGTACCGCCGCCGCATCGGTGCCGATATTCGCCACCGCCTGATACAGCTTGGCCACGTCCTCCTTGGTCGCCTCCGGCCCGTAGCGGCCCAGCCGCAGCGGCAGGCCGTAGGTTTCAATGAAGGACATCCAGTCCTTGAAGGTATAGGCCTTGCACATCCAACCAAAGGCCACCACACGGGCCAGCCCGCCGCGATAGGTCAGGCCGGATTTCATCTGGACGCGGTGCGTGATGAACTTGAACGGCTCCAGCGGCACGCCCTCGACCGGCCCCGCTTCATCCAGCAGGCGCAGCTCGCGGCGCGTCTCGCGGTCAAAGACAAAGAAGCGCGGGTCGCGGTGATCGAACCGCGCCGGGCTCCAGCGCGATGCGCTGCGCGCCCAGTCGATCTCGACCACGGAAAAGCCCTTGCCCAGCGCATCCAGCAGATCCCCGACCAGGTCCGCGAAACCGTCATGTTCGGCGATCCCTTCGCGCACCGCCTCGGCGATCTCCACGTCGCGCGCAGAATCGCTGGCGGCTTCGACCTGCGGCATGATGCCGGAAATGGCGCGCTTGCGCGTGCCAAGCACCGAAAAGTAATGCGGGTCGCGCTCTTCCATTTCCTCGGCCAGAATCAGGAACTCGCGCAATTCGCCCTGGTCGCAGGCCCGCAGGATCGACGCAAGCTTGACCGGGGTCAGACCGGACGCGGCGCTGCCCGCCCAGGTCTGCCGGATGCCGGTCACCCCGCCCTCGGCCAGCGGGACGGTCAGCTTCTGTTGCCGCACCGGGCGGCCATAGGCATCAAGCAGGGCCATCAGAACAGTCCTTTCTGCGCCGCGAACCCGGCCGTCAGCCGGAACTCGCGGTCAAAATCATCGCCGCCATGGCGCGGCACCGGCCTGTAGTCATAGGGCTGGTACGCCGACGCAGCCCCGCTGACGGCAAGCGCCATGGCCCAGAACCGGTCGGCATGGCCGTCGGTGTCGCCATCGGCAACCAGGCGGCGCACCCCGGTTGGCCCCACATTGGACTGGATCGCATGCAGGTCGGCGCGCAGCACCACGTCACCGGCGGGCAGGCGCATCTTGCGGTCCTGCATCGCCTCTTTCAGATGGGTGGCGAGATCCAGCCGGTTCGGCCCGGTGAACAGCACGCCTTCCACCCGGTCGGTGCCGTGGCGGGCTTTGGCGTCTTCCACAGGCTTTTCGCCCATGCCGGTCTGGTCCATCCGGTGCCGCACGATCCGGTATTTGCGGAACATCTCTGCCCGGATCGCGTCCTGTTCGGCAAAGCTGATCCGGCGGCGCACCACCATCTCGCGCAGCCACAGCACATCGCCCACCTGTTCGAACACCGGCAGCACGAACAGGTCATTGCGTGCCGCAATATCCTCGCCCGAAAAGCACGGGCCACCCTGGTACAGCCCCGGCATGCCGGCCGCCGGATGTTCGCAACCGCTGATCAGATCGTAATCCAGCCAGGCGCTGGCGGCATCCAGCCATTTCAGCTCGAATTCCTGCGCCCAGGCATCCTCATCGGCCAGCGCCGCGCGCAACTCGGCCACGTTCACGTCCAGCCCCTGCGCCACCGCCTGATAGATGTCCGTGACATGGCGCGACCAGGTGTCACCTTCCGCCGTCATCAGCTCGTAGAACTTGTTGCCCTTGCCGTTCGGGGTGCTGATCACGCGCAGCTTGTGCCCGCCGCGCGCCACCACCGGAAAGGCGCTGGCCCAGATGCGGCGGCTGTCCTTGTGGAAGGCGAACTCATCCAGCAGCAGGTTGCCGCCAAAGCCGCGCGCGGCATCGGGGCTGGCCGACAGGGCAATGGCCCGGCTGCCCCCGGGAAAGCGCACCTCCTGCGTCTTGTAGCTGGCCTCGGGCACATCGATGACCGTGGTCTGCCCGCCCGCTGTCACCTCCTCGCGGTGCGCAGGCACCCGGAACTCGCCCTCTTCGAACACCGGTTCCGGGCTGCGGGCAAGACCCCGCAGCACCTCGTAATAGGCCCGGACCATGGGTTTAAGGGCGTCTTCAAGGGCCTCTTTTGCGGTGCCCTCCGACCGCGACAGGATCGTCCAGCGCGTCTTGCGCCCCTCGGCCTCGGCCGCCGTGCAATCCGCCGCCACCTCGCCCATCGACGCAAAGGTCTTGCCGCCGCGCCGCGTCATCATCCCGATCTTGAAGCGCGACTGATCGGCGATCCAGGCCCGCTGATAGGGCAGGAAGCGGATCAGCGGGCTGTCCGGGGCAAGGGCGCTCATGCCTGTACGCCGCCCCACTGTGCCTGCAGCGTGGCAAAGGCCCGGCGCAGCGACCGGGCGATCTGGCTGTCGTGCTGCGGGCCGATGCTGTAGCGGTGAACCATCTGGGCCAGCCGGGCATGCACGCCTTGGTAGCTGCGACCCTGCACATGCTCCCCCGCATCCAGCGCCCGGATCAGGCGGCAGGTATCGCGGCAGGTGCGCGCAAGGTCCTCGTCCCGCCCGCCCCACCATGCCGCCTGCGCCGCAAGGTCATTCGCCACCTGTGCCGGGGTTGCCATCATAACCCCCCATCTGGCCAGTCAGGCAGATCGACCGTACAACCGGCCAGTTCATGCGTGCAGTCCTGCAGATACAGGATGCGGCCCTTGGTGACGTAGCTGTGGCAAACCGGAGCGTCGGGGCTATGCGTCGGCCCCGGCCCGTTCATCATGATCGACGGCGTGAAGCTCGGTCGCTCGAAATCCCCGTCAAAGCCCCAGCACGGCCCGTCAGGGAAAAGGTCATAGCACACCGTGATCTGGTGCGCCTGGCCGCAGCCGGGGCACCAGAACGCCATGCGCCCGCCCTCAAGCCGACGCAGCTTCGTGCCGAGGGCGGCCATCACGCAAACCCCATGATCCGCCGCGCCTCGGCCCGGAAATCTTCCGTCACCTCGCCTGCCGCCACCGCCTGATCCAGCTTCGCCGCCTGCGCCTTGCGCTCGGCTGCCACGAGCTGCTCGCGGATACCGGCGGAACCCATGATGTCCTTCATCATCTTGCCCAGGAAACCCAACTCCTTCGGGTCGATCTCGTCGCCCGCCCTGGTCATCTGCGACTGCATCACCTTGAAGGCCAGCGCGGTGATCATCTGGAACAGCACGTTGTGCCGCTTGGCTTCGTCGCCGATCCCGGCCTCGGACATCCATTCGGTGGCCCAGGCACTGGCCGCCTCCTGCACCTTGACGAACTCGGCATACTCGGCCCCAAAGCTGTGCAGCGCGGACTTCTGGATGCGCAGCTCCAGCCCCTCTTCCTCCAGCTTCCAGTTCAGCGCCTCGGCCAGCGCCTCATACCCGGCAAAGCCGCGTATGCGCAGCTCGGCCTCCAGCCAGCGCTTCAGCTCGGGCGGCAGCAGATCGACCTTGCGGGGGGCGGGCATGATCAGCGCCTCGGGGCGGGGCGCTGCACGTCCGGGTGCGTGGCCAGCCCGCGCGCCAGTTCGCAGCCGCGCGCGGTGGCGGTCACCACGATGAACTCTGCCCGGTCCTCATAAGTCACGAATCCCTGTTCGCGCAGCCAGGCCAGTTCGGTGATCACCTGATCGCGGGTCGATTGCACGCCCACGCCGTTCAGCACCGATTGCAGGATGGACCCGTTGCTGGTGTATTCCGCGCAGGCCTCCAGATGGCGCAGGATCGCCAGACGCCGGTGCTTGCGGACCAGTTCCCCATAGTCGCTCATCGCTTGCCCGCCTCCAGCAGATGCGCGTCATGCCGCGCGACAACAGCTTCCAGCCGCTCCATGATGGCGACGTTTCCGGCCATGACCTGGGACACCGACTTGATCTCGCCTTCAAGCCGCACGATCGCCAGTTCCAGCGAATGTATGTTCTGCAGCGACGGCAGCGATTCCTGCCCCTGCTCGACGGCGCTGATCCGGGACTCGTGCTGCTGCAGCTGATCGTCATGCCCATCCAGCCGCTTGGTGTTCGCCCGGCTGCCCGAGGCCATCAGGTTCCAGATCGCCAGCGCAAAGGTCAGCAGCGCGTTCAGCGCGACCACCCAACCGACAAAGGGCGAGATGTTCAGCACATCCGTCATTTGGAGATCCACTTGGCAGCCACATCCTTGATCGTGTGGCCGCCCATGTAGAGCGACATGTAAAGCGCGCTGATCCCCATCAGATGCTCGAACGGCATCGGCGGCAGGGCGATCTTCCAATACGCATTCGCCACATGCAGGAAGATCACGTTCCAGAACCAAAGCACGCCCAGCCCGTACATGCCCAAGGGCCGCCAGGCGCGCACCCAGACCGGCTCGGTCTTTTCCGCCTCGAAGATCGCCTGCCTGGCATCAAGCTCTGCCGTGTGCAGCGCGATGATTTCCGGGGCCAGCGCCTCGGTATCGGTGATCGCCTGGCGCACCCTATCAGGGTGATCGGCGGCAAAGCCTTCCAGCGCCTCGGGCGGCACCCCGGCCTGATCGGCGATGGTGCGCACAACCTCGGTGGCCAGCGCGCCACCGGCCTTGCCCAGCTTCTGCGACAGGACCTTCTCGACAAGCGGCGCGCCGACCTGGGCGGCAAGGGCAATCAGGGCAGACATCAGATGCTCCTCAGAAAACGCGCCAGACGCGGCAGCGGGCGCTGCACGGCGGCGGCAATGACATCGCGGTATTGGAAGGCCAGCCATGCGGCCCAGATCAGGACCAGGCCCAGCAGGGCTGCCCCGGCCCAGGGCACGCCCGCCAGCGCATCGGTGAAACCGGAGCTGTCGCCCGCGCCGGTCATGACCACGGCAGGCGCTGCAACAGCGGTCTTGCGCCGGGCATCGATGCGCCGCTGCAGGGTGGACAGGGTGGCGCGGCCAAGAATGCCGTCCACCGTCAGATCGTGGTCGCGCTGAAAGGCCTCCACGGCCTGCGCGGGTATCCGGATGGCATCGCTGCCCACGGCATAGCCAAGGCTGGCCAGCGCCGCCCGTGCTGCAAGGAACTCCTCCGCCGACAGCGGCAGGGCGATGCGGGCCCAACGCGGCGCGGTGGCGGTTGCGGGGGCCGCTTTAACGGGGGCATAAACGCCCTGCAACAGCAGGTCCGCCTCGCGCTCGCGGCGCTTGACCAGACCGGGCAGCACCTTGCCGCCGCCCTTATTCCAGGCGGCAAGTCCCTTGCGCGCGGCAGCGGCATTGTCCGCGATCCAGGCCTTGACCCAGCTGGCCCGCCCGATGGCACCGGTGTTGAAATGGAACATGACACCGGCGTCGAACTCGTGCTGGACCGGACGACCCGGCCACATCGCGCGATCCACGGCGGGTTCGTAGTTTCTCTCCAGCGCCTTGGCCAGCAGGTCCTTGGCAGCGTCCGGCGTAATCACCATGCCGGGGCCAGGCTTCACCACGCCCGAGGCGGCGGTCAGCCCGGCCCCGATGGTCCAGACGCCGGCCGGGCAGCGATAGGCGCGCAGAACCACGCCCTCTTCGGCTTCAAGCATGGCGATGCCCGCCTCGGATATGCGCATGGACCTTCCCCGGTGGATACCGGACGACCATCGCAAATCAGGCGGGTGATGTTGACCTTGAAAGCTTTCGGGGGTGCGCCCTGCGGCCCCGTGGCCAGTACGCACACATACTGTGGCAGAGGCATGGTGCCCCTGTCAAAGGGGCAGCTTTCCCTGCCGTGATCCGGCCTCTTCCTCGATCTGCTCGCGGTACAGGGACACGGTCCGGGTGTGCAGATCGCAGGCCAGCGCCACCTGCTGCAGCGAAGCCCCGGCGCGCAGCATGGCCATCGCCTGTGCCCGCCGCCGCCCCGTGCCCCGCGCATCGGCGCAGGGCAGCGTCATCTTGCCGGGGCCGAAGGCCGCGATCAGCTGCCCGGCCGCTTCCGGGCCGATCACCTCTTCCAGGGCCGACCCGGCGGCGCGCACCGGAACCGCAATCTGGCAGCCGCCCCAGCGGCGCAGCAGCGTGGCGGTCGCCTCGCGCCCGATCACCGCCTCGATCTGCCCGGCCAGGCCGCGAAACAGGGTCATGGCGCGGCCCCGGCAAAGCAGTCCGTCTGGTTGCCCCAGACGTCCTGCCCCGGCCATGGCTCGCGCGCGAACAACTCGCAGGCAAAGCTCCGGGGCAGCAGCCGCTCGATCATCTGGCGCGCCTGCGGCGGCTTGCGGCTGTGCTCGCGGCGCAGGGCATCGATCACATTGCGCACCGACCGCGACCGGTACTCCGGCGCGCCGATGGTGCCGATCAGGAACACCTCGGACGCGCTGCGCAGGATATACCCGGTGCCAAAGGCCAGATTGCCGCGTGGGCCGCGCTTGATCCAGGCACCCCCGGTCTTGTACGTGAACCCCCAGGCCTGCATCACCTCCAGCGCCAGCGGCAGATGCGGGAAGGTGGACCACAGGAACAGCAGGCAATCCGGCCCGGCCAGCTGGCCCACCGGCAGCGCCTTGATCGCCTCCGGCGACAGGGTGCCGTAATGCGCCTCGGGGCTTTTGCCATGGCCCTTGTCGGACCGCATGTCATAGGCCCAGGGCGGGTCTGCCAGAATAGCCCCGTAGCGCATCGGGGTCAGACCATCGAACGGCCAGGGCGTGATCATGCCGGGTCCTCCCCACCCAGCACCCGCGCCAGAACGCCGGGCGGCAGGCGCGGGTCGACGCGGCTCTGACGGAATTTGCGCGTATTGACCCCCTTCAGCAGCGCCCGTTCGCGCCGGGTCAGGCGGGCGGTGCGCGGCAGACCGTCATCATCCTCCGCCTCACCGCTGCGTCCCGGCAAAGGCTCGTGCGACAGCGGGGCGACCGTCACCACCACGCCGTCCTGCAAACGGTAGATCAGTCCGTCATGCCGCACGCCCGATGCCCCGGCCAGCACCGCGCGCCAGACGGTGGTGGCAATCCTTGCCCGCACCGCCTCGACATCCAGCCCGTGCAACCGCTCCAGATAGCGTAGCACGGCATGATCGGTCACATGCACCGGGGCGCGCTTCATGGCCGCGCCCCCAGGTCGATGCCCGCGCGGGCGCACATCGCCTTCAGCGCCTCGATCACCGTGGCGATCTGGCGGCCGTCGCGCATCGCATCGATGTCGATGGGCACCGCCCCCCAGGCCTGTTCAAACCGGGCGCGGATGAAGGCGTTCAGCCCCGCCGCCCCGGTCTTGTCCACCGCCCCGGCGCGGTGCAGCTTGCCCCACAGCACATGGGCAAAGCGCACATCGCCCCGCTCTGCCGCCTTGCGGCGCGGCGCAGCACCGGGCGAAGGCTTGAAGCCGCGGGATTTCAGCGCCAGAAGGACATTCTCCATTTCCTCTTCGGTCATGTCCCGAAGGCTGTCCTTGCCCGTCGCCATCAGCTGCAGGCCGCGCCGTGTGTCTTCATCCAGGCGAAGCTGGCGGCACCCGGCGTGGATCAGTTTTTGCAGCGCGCGGGTCATGGCATCACACGAAAGCAGACCGTGACTTCAACTATGCACAGACTGTCCACCGGGGCGGACGGCGCTTGTGCGAGGCGGTCCATCACAGCGGCGTGCGTCAATGCCTCCACAGCGCTCAGAACATTGTCCTTGAAGGCATCTGCAAGCTCTTTGGTCAGGAGCAGGGCTGTGCCCCGGCGGTCCTCACGTGCTGGTGTCGGGCTGCCGATCACGGTGTTTGTTCCTCGATTCATTGGAGCAGGCTCAGGCAATCGAGCGTGCGGCACACGGCCCGGATGCGGCCCTGCCGCAGCAGGCGGATGTCGACCGTTCCCTGGCAAACCGGGCAGACACAGACCGTCGTTCCGGCGCTCGGGTCGTCTGCAATGGCCTTGTCCCGTGCGGCCCACACGGCCCGGATGAAGGTCTTGGCCACGGCGTCGGTCAAGGCCGGCGGGCCGTCACTCAGTTCGCGCAGAACGGCCTTTTGGTTCTCCAGAATGCGGATGGTGTTGAGCAGCGTGGCGATCACCTCGTCATCGCTCGCGCCATCCTTTCGCGCCTGGATCACCAGATGGCCGATGGCCACGCCCAGCCCAAACTGAATCGTTGTCGGCAGATCATTCACGGGTCTTCTCCTCGTTGAATCACTGTTTAAAGGGGTGTCCAGTGGCCCGGGGGAACCGGGCCTAAGCCGCCGAAGCGAAGGGCTGCTTGGGCACAGCCCACTCGATCAGCACGCCTTCGAAGGGTCCGGCACCATAGGCATCCACAAAGAACCGGCTCATATCGGCCAGGCTGCTAAAGCCATCGCCCGCCGCGAACTCTTTCAGGAATCGCACCTGAAAGCCGCCAACCCTGATCCCCGTGATCAAACCGCCAGGGCCGAATTCGATGTGACAGGGGTTGACCTCCGTGCAGATCACGTCATTGCGGATCAGGCGGCAGCGGCCCGTGCGCATCCCGGTGTAAAGCTGCAGCACCTCGCCCGGTCGCGCGTGCCGCCCGTACAGCGCCCGGTCGCGGCGGATCGACTGCCGCTTCTGGCCACGCTCGATGGCCGGGACGAAGCGTTCCTGAAAGTTGTAGGCAACCATCACACATCCCTTCCCTTTGCCAGTGCATCCTGCGGCTGTTCGTTCCACTCGCGCCCGTCCAGCAGACGACCGGCGCGTTTCTTGCCGAGGCGGCGCGCGCCAATGGTCGGGAATGTTTCGACAAACGGCCATTCAACCCAGCGTCCGTCCACAAGGAACCGGCAGTCTTGCCGCCCGTCATGCGCCGCAGGATCAGAGCAACCCTCCAGCGGATAGGCAGCATCCTCGGTCAGTTCCACCGGTGCCCACTCCCCCCACTGCTTGAAAAAGAACGGGACGCCCTCCATTGCGCACTGATCGCGCAGCGACCGTGCCCAGTCAGGGTGCATCGGGCGCGCGCCGGGGCCGGACTCGCCGCCGCAGATCACCCAGTCAATGCCCGGCCCTTGGCTGAACCCGGACGGGCCGCTGCCATCCGAGAATATGCCGCTGAGTGCATAAATGCCCATTTCGTCCGTCAGGATCATGTCCAGTGCCACCGGCCCCAGCAGCGGTTCGCAGGACAGGAACCGGACCCGCGCCGGGGTATCCAGCAGATGCAGGATGCGCCGGTCAGCCTCGGTCTGGTTTTCCACCGTAGTGCCCAGCCAGACGTTCGGCCAGCCGTCGCCCCAGTTCGCGGGCAGCATCCGGGCGATGTTCTGCGGGCGCTTGGTCAGCAGCAGCCAGTCAAGATGCGGGGTCGCTGCGATCAGGCTCCACAGGTCAGCCCGCCAGTCCGGCAGGATCGAGGCGTGGTTGTCGAACACGTCCGCAAGGGACGCGCAGAACACCCGGCGACGTCCTGCCTGTGCCGCTGCCAGGTTCCATTTCAGCGGGGCCTGCCAGAATGCGGCTGACGTGCGGCGGCGCGGGGCGTGCGGGCCCCATTGGACATGGCCGCTGCGCTTTGCCCAGCCTTCGGCATAGCAATGGTCACAGCCGGGGCTGACCTTGGTGCAGCCCGTCCATGGGTTGAACGTGAAGTCCGCCCATTCGATGGTGGTTTCAGCCATCACTCCCCCCGCCCGGCCATATGCCCCGCGCGGGCAATCCGCTCCCCCACCTGCTCGGTGCGCACCGCGCCGAAGCGGGTGGTCAGCACCCGCGCGGTGATGTCGGCAATCGCCTCGGGCTGCAGGCGGGCAAAGGCCTCGCCCACCATCCGCTCGGCCTCTGTCAGGTCGCGCCGCTGCGCATGGGTCAGGGTCATCACCATGTCGGTCGCGCCGCCCGTTGCGTCACGCCCGGCACTTCGTCCACGAAACGGAATCTCGGCAACTCGATCGCCACAACTCCAGACGCGCGGAAAGCGATTGTCACCCGGCGGATGACAAGCGACTCGCCCGCAACGGCCGAGTCGACGATTGTGAGCCGCTCTCCGGTGATCCAGCCATCCGCCTTGATCGCCTGGCATGCCTGCGCGATGTCGGCAAACTCCGTCTCGATGTAATCGCCGGCACGCTCCGAACACCGAAACTCGGGCGCAAACCAGACCAAGAAGACACATCCTGCCATGGCGTCACGCCTTCGCCAGATCGATGGTGACCGCCTGCCAGGCGGCATCGGGCGCATCACGCCGGGACACCAGCACATAGGTCTTCGACCCCACCACGCGGATCGCGTCGCGGATCGCCTCCATGGCGCGCTGCCAGCGGGGGTCCGTGATCTCCAGCCGCAGCAGCATGAAAATCTCGGACCGGTTGATCTGCCCCGCCTTGTCGGTGTTGAAGGCCCGCGTCACGATGGTGCGGATTTCGGGCCGCGCATCCGCCGCCCATTCGGTCAGGCATTCATCCAGCAGGCTTTTCGCCACCTGCAACTCGGGGCCGAAATCGATATGGTCGGCCACCTTGACCTGCACCTTCATCAGCCCGTCATAGCTTTGCAGGGTCTTGTTGCCCTTCGGCCCGCCCACCTTCGCGCCGTATTCCTGCTCCAGCAGCGCCTCGTATCCGCCGATGTCGTCAAAGGTATGGGCCTTGAACCGCGCCACCTGGTCGCTCAGCGACAGCGCATAGCCCACGATCTTGCGCACCACCTCATCCTCCAGCAGGTGCTGTGGCTTGATCGTTTCGACCGGCTGCAACCCGCCCTTGGCGGTGGCCATGTAAACCTTGCCGCCCACCTCGACTCGGCCATCCGGCACGGGCGTGAAATTCAACTCAGTCATGGTTTTGAATCCTCTTGAAAGTTACCGTATAGCTGTCCGGCACCGGGGCACCGGGCGGGATCGCGGGCAGGCCCAGCAGGGCCAGAAGCATGGCCATCGCGGCAATCTCGTCCACACTGCACAGGGTGATGCCGCGCACCCCAAGTGCGTCGACCTTGCCCAGGCCACGCGCGGCCGTTTCGATCATCTGCGCTTCCGTCCAGGGCACAGGCCCCGCCCGATCTGCTGCTGTCGTCATCCTTCGCTCCTGTTTCTGGGGCAGGCTCTGCAGGCCCGGTACATCCGGTTGCGCAGCGGGTTTCCGGGTGCCCAGACGCGCGCCTTCACCCGCCAGTCCTGGCATTCATGGCTGGGGATCAGCCCCAGCGCCGGGCAGTCCAGCGCCTGCGCCTGGAACACGCCCCGGAACCGCTCTTCAAATGCCTTCAGATCGCCCGGATACTTGGCGCGCAGGATCTGGCTGATCATCGCGGCAGACCGGTCCAGCCGCACGGCCACCTTGTTCTGGCTGCTGCGCCCGCATTCCAGTGCCAGCGCCTCCACCCAGTCCGGCAACGCCTCGCCCCAGGCCGCGCGGGCCACGTCCAGCGGCGCGGTCATGACCGGTCTCCCAGCAGGGTGATCGAATTGGTGTTGTCATCGACCACGGCGCTGACGCGCGCGTGGCGCGGCGGGCGCGGGCCGGTGTTGAGGATCAGCCGATAGATCGCCTCCTGCTTCCGGGGCGGCGATGCCTTGCTTTCCACCCTCAGATAACCAGCCGCCAGCAACACCCGGCAATAGGCCTGGGCATCGGCAAGGGCGACACGGACCAGATCATTGCAGGAATGCACTGCCAGATCGGTCGGGGTGAAGCTGCGCAGGCCCCGCATCGCGGTCCAAAGGTTTTCCCCGGCGCTCCGGCCCAGTACCGCAGGGGCCGGGCGGTCGCATCCCGGCCTGACCTTCCACAGCTTGCGCAGGCCGCTGCCGGACTGCAACAAGTCCAGCGCGCCCTGCCCGTCCCAGCCCTGCACGATCCGGGTGGCCTGTTCGATGCTGATACTGATGCCAGCAGCAATCTCGCCGTAGCCGAACTGCGGCAGGCGCAGCGCCAGCGCCCAGGCAGCCTCGGCCACCGCCTCGCGGTTCACGCGCGTCACCGCCCGGCTCATGCAAACCTCCGCGCGGCGGGCGCATCGGCAGAATGAAACGCGGTCTTGCCCCAGTCGGCGGCAGTCAGGCGGGTCAGCCCGCGCAGCTGCGCGAACTCGCGCAGGTTGGCAAGGTTGGTCGACACATGCCGGATGCTGTGCTTTGACGCGGCCAGCAGGGCCGCCTTCAACCCGTCGTCAATCTCGATTCCGGGCGCATAGATCGGGGCCAGATGCTTCACATCGTCCAGCGTCGCGGGCTGCGCTGCAACCCGGCTCAGCATCCGGCTGTGCACCCGCTCCCATTGCATCAGCTTCTGCGGCAGCAGTTCCTCGCCCATCAGGATCACCGGCGCACCCGACACATCATGCAGCCGCCGGATCGTCTCGATCATCCGGTTCGACAGCAGGTGATCCGCCTCGTCCAGGATCAGCGGTCGCCCGGTGCGGGCCAGCTCGCCCGATGCCTGGGCAAACAGATCATCCAGCGACCGCTGCGGGCGCAGGCCAAGCTCGGTCACGATCATCGCCAGCAGGCTGCGGATGCCGCCAAAGGGCAGCGCCTCGACATGGCAGGCGTTCAGCCGGTTGGTCACATAGATGCCTGCGGTGGTCTTGCCCCACCCGGCCGGGCCGTAGAACGTGCCCATGCCGGGCAGGCCAGGTGCGCGGTCCTGCAGCCGCGTCGCCAGCCCCAGCAGCAGCGCCACATTCGCCAGCGGCGCAACGCTGTTGTAAAGTCTTGGGGTATCTGTCATCCTTCACTCCTTGGTCGTCAAACCTGCTCGTAACCCGCCGCCGTGGTGCCCCCGCACCCGGCGGCTTTTCATTGCCCTCACCCGAAAATCGCGTCGCCCAGGTCATCCCAAAGCATCCGCTCCGCCCGGTATTCCGGCGTCGCCTGATAGGCGCTCAGCCAGCGCTGCTGTTCGATGGTCGGGCTGTCCTGCCGCTCCAGTTCCAGCGCACGGCGGAACCGGTCGCGCGCCTGTTCCTCGGGCGCGGGCGCTGCAGCGCTGCGGCGCGCCGCCAGATCGGCCACGATCCCGGCCTGCAGCGCCGTGGTATCCGGCACCGGCTCGGCTGCCACGGCTTTGGCGCGGGACGACCCCTTGCCGAAGGTACCGCGCACCACCTTTGCCTCCGGCACCGGCCCGGCAGGTGGGGCGGCATTGTCCAGAATCTCGCCGATCTCGCGGGTGGTGAACCGCCGGTGCGCCTCCATCTCCTTTTTTCTCGCATTCATCCATGTGCGCCGGTCGCGGGCATGGGCGCGCGCCTCTTCCGCGTCAAAGAACCCGGCTTTCTGGCGGACGGGGGCATGCCCGAGATAGGCGTTGTCCGCTGAATAGACGTGCAGCCCATCCCAGAACGCCGCGAGATCGAACCGGATGATCACCCGCTGCCCCGCAATCTCGCCCATCCAGGATGCCCAGAACTCGTTGCCCTGGAACCAGACCGCCCCGGTCTTGCTGTCGGCCCGCAGCCCTTCGGCCCCCAGCAGCCACAGCCGCCGCTGCGCCTCGGTTGCCTTGCGGACCGGCGCGCTGGCATAGCTTTCGTCGAACACCTCGGCGAAAGACCGGCCCCAGGCCACTTCCGACCGCCGCCCCTGCCGCGTGTTATGCTCTTCAATCCCCTCGGCCAGCACGGCCAGGAATTGCTCCAGATCAATGGCGGTGCTGCCGTAATTCTCCGGCTTCGCGTCAGGCCGGTTGCCGGTATAGGCCCCGGCAAAGCGCGGGTCCTTGGATATGCTGGAACACATGTCGCGGAACGCCCGCTCGATCGGCTTCGATTGCCCGCTGTAGGGCGTGGCCCAGTGAATCTGACAGCCCAGCGACTCGAACAGGCCGTCGATGTCGTCCTCGCGCACCTTGAAGCGGAACCTGGTCTTTGCGCCTCCCGAGATCACCTTGGCGGCGAACTCCCGCCCGTTGTCCAGAACGACGTGGTCAGGGATGCCCCAGGTCTCGATCATGTCCCCGGCTGCCATCTGCACGGCGGTCGAATTGGGGGTCACGTCAACGCGCCACGAAAGTATCCTGCCGGAATGGATGTCCTGGAACGCCACCATCTGCGGGCGCAGGATCGCAGGCTGTTCCCCCTTCGGCGCAGGCCAGCGCACGAAGACATCGAACTTGTGGAAGTCGGCATTGACCGCCTCCATCGCCACCAGCGCGGTCTTGTCGCGCACCTGCGCCGGATAGCGGCGCTTGAGGGCATCAATCCCTTGGCGGGCACGGATTTGCACATTCTTGGACACGCGCGCATCCAGCCGCCGCCGCATGGTCCGCTCGGGCAGCACGGCCCAGCCCTGCTGCGCGGCCACCCGCAGCGCACGGCGGTAGCAATCGGTAAAGGGCGGGGCCTCGGGCCGCAGGAAGTCGCTCTTGATCAGGTCAAGGAAGGCCGGTTCGCAGTCCTTCGTCCTTGGCCGCGGTTCCGCCGCCCGGTTGCGCGGGGCGATGAAGGCCAGCCGGTCATGCGGGGCCACCCCTTCGATCATGGCAAACCAGTACTGGATCGTGCGCGCCCCGTGCCCTGTGTCTTTGGCCACGCAGTGCAGCGCCAGATACTTGCCCAGCACAGGCTCCATCGCCTCGACCCGCTGGATCACCAGCAGCCGCTCGCGCGCCTTGTCCTTCACCGCCTGCGGCAACCGCTCGAACCATGCCCATTGCCCGGCCCGGTCTGTCTGCTCCGGCTGCGCTTCGGCCACCGGGGCGGAAACCGCCATCAGCAGCTTGCGCTGCGCCCGGCTGGGAAACAGCCGCCAGTGATATTCCCACCCGCCGCCCTTGCCCGCCCGGCGGCGCGCAAAACTTGGCTGACCGCGCCAGTTTTCGCGATCTGCCAGCTTGTCGGCCCCGCGCCGTGTGTCCGGCAGATCGGGCAGACCGGCTTCGGCAATCTCTGCCGTGGTCCACCATTCGCGGTCGGGGGTCAGCCGGGCGGTCATTCGCCGTCGCTCCCGTGCAGCAGGCCGTCGATCTCGGCGCGGATGCCTTCCACAAAGCGGCGGCGGGCCACTTTCGGGCTGCGGTTCCAGGCCTGTAAAATGCGGTTCCAGGCCTGTAAAAGCGCCTTGAAGGCCGCTTCAACCTTGGCGTCATCGGCCGCGTCCGGCGCGGCTTCGCCATCACCGCCCGCCTGTTCCGCGCGCAGCGCATCCGTTACCGTCTTACCAGCCAGCAGCGCCCCCACGGCGCGGGTGCGCAACCCGTCCTCGCCGATCTTGCCCAGCTTTTCGATCTCGCTCATCGCGATCCGGTGCGGCACCGCCTGCAGCGCGGCCCGCTCTCCCACTGTCAAAGCGCGACCGGCGGCAACGATCTTTCGTACTTGGCTTTGTGTGATCTGGCGCGACTCTGCGATCAGTTCAGCAAAGGGAATATTCGCGCGTTGCTGTCCTTGCCGCGCAAGCCCACCAGCCACCCCGCGCTTCGTTTCCGGGTGCAGCTTTTCGTATTCCTGCTGATACACGCCCAGGAAAATCGCATCCTGAATCGGGGTCATCCCGGCGGTCAGGTTGCCGGTGATTTCCATCTGCCGCGCCTCGGCGGCGCTGCACTCCAGCACATCCACCGCAATCGTCTCGCGCCCCAGCCGCGTCATCGCCTCCAGCCGGTGCGCGCCGTCGATCAGCGTGTTCACCGTGCCCGTGCGG